TTAATTATTACCTGTATAATCAGCATTTAAAAACATAGCTGCTTCTTTAGTTCTTCTTTTATAAAGACCATCTATTCTTTTTCCACCTCCATTACTCCAAGCTTGAAAATTAGCAGTAATAGTATTTTTATCCCTTATCCCAGCAACTATATTTTTATATAATGTTGAACTCAAAAGACCTGTTGTCCCACAATTATATGCAAAGCTTACTAATGCATCAAATTCATGTTGTTTTAATGTAATGCCTTTAGAAATTAGGTCTTTCTTTATAGGCGGAGCATATTTATTTTCAATTAAATCTTTTAGCATATTTGTTGCCTGTTCTTCTGTTACATAATCCAAATCTTCTATTTCTTTTCCTGTCATTCCATAACCTAATGTCTTTATACCTACACAATCGTAGTAAGGTTTAGAAAAATAACCTTCCCAACTCTTAATAAAATTTATACATTTTTCTGATACTGAAGAGCTATATTCTACCCACGCACCAGAAGAATCAAAGCTATATTTCTTTCCATCTATAGTAGTGGTGCAGTTACCAAACATCTCACCCTTAAATCCATTACTAATAGGATTTAAATAATACCATTTTCCATTATCCCTTAACCATCCTATTTTCATAGTTCCATTAGAATCTAAGTAATACCAACGTCCATCTTTATCTTTTACCCATCCAATCTGCATTATGCCTTCATCATTTAGATAATACCAATTGTCACCATCTTGGTACCAACCTTTTATAACTTTTCCATCTGTACCTTGTACACACCATTTCCATTGTGACATATAATCTCCTCCTTATTAATATAAAGAAAAAAGGTAGCTATAATTGCTACCTAAATTACTCTTGTTTGTTATTTTCTTTATTAGATTTTATAAATGGTAAATCAACTCCATCTGTTCCTGGGTTATTTAATACCCCTAATATAACACCTATACTACAAAACGCTTGTACAGTAGTCATAACCCTTTCATTATCTACTAATACTCCATTAGTAGTAAGTACTAAAATTACAAGTGATACTAGAGTTATAATTGTTCCTGGATTCTTAAGTCTTTCTATTAATTCAGTGTTTTTCATTCTACATTCCTACCTTTCAATTTTACTCTTAATTTCTTTTACATCTTCCTTAATATCCTCAACAACATTAAATTTTTCAGCTAAAGTATCTAATAAATCTTGGTATCTATTTTCTCTATTTCCTGTTGTCTTTAAAACATATAGTAGTAAAAAAACAAACAAAGCATATCCCAACCCTTGACTTAAAGCCATTTTCATTATTTCATCCATAACAGACTCCTTTCATAATTTTATATACGAAAAAGACACCCACATTTCGTAAGTGCCTTTTATAAACTTCACTTATAATTTTATTCCACTACAAGAACTGGTATTTTTATTATAACTTTTCCTAATGGGGGAATATCTCCAACATTAACTATAATATTTTTAGCTGTTGAATTTGAATCAATTGTCCCTTGAGTTGTTGTTACTCCACTAGGTATAAATTGAATATGATTGGGAGCACTATCCTTAATAATTACTGATTTAGCAGTTTTATCACTTGTGTTAGTAACTTCTATTGTATATGTAAAATTATCTCCTACATACACAGAATCTACATCTGCTGTTTTTACAACTTTTAATTGTGCCTCTGTAACGCCCTTAAATATTATAGATACTTGGCCACTAGCATTATTAGTATTATCGCCTTTGGCATAAGCAGTGTTAATTATATACTCTTGTTCTGGATCTGTTGGCTCAGGTACAGTATCTTTTTTCGTAACTGTAACTATACAATCAGCTTTTATATCTTTTCCTTTAATTTGTGCTGTGATTGTTGCTTGTCCTTCTTTTATAGCTTTAACATTTCCATTAGAATCAACTGTTGCAACTGTTTCATCACTTGATGACCAAGTTACATCTACTGCTGATGGCGTTGTAGTTGCAATTAAATTATCAGTTTGTCCTATTTGCAAATTGTCTGTTGATTTATTTAATGATATACTATTTGAGCTTACAACAAAAGTAGGAGAGCACATAATTTCTACTCCATTATCATCTGCATCATTAAGCCTAAAATCATAAGTACCACTTTTATCGGGTGCAACAAAAACAAAACTTAAATTTGAGCTATTAGTAGGACGTTGAAATGCTACGTCATTCCTATCATTTACCTCCTCACTTCCATGAGGTACATTGGCAGGCACAATACCAATCCATGGCAGCTTCTTTAATAAATTAACATTATCTAATTTATAAGTTACATAAATCTTTTCTCCTGGTGCATAAACACTTTTATCGGTAGTAATCGAACTTGCAGCCCATGCATTAATAGAATTTCCCAGTATAATTGCAAAAGCCATTATAAATATAATGCTTAATTTTTTATAGTAATTTTTCATTATCATATTTCTCCCTTATTTCCATTATTGAACGCGTCCATAAAATATTTTAACTTTATATGTGGTAAAATCCAACAATAATCGTAATACAAATTCCTTTATATCTAAGAAATTTAGTAAATTTTTACTTTTATCATATAGTTAATTTTAAGTTATTATTTTTAAGCAATAAAAAAGACTATCTCTAGTCCTATCTATTGCCTTATTTAATTTATCCTATATTCCTATTGCGAACTAAACTGCTTCCATAATTCCTAAATCTATTAGAACTAACTTAACTTGCTCTTGAAGATTTAATAAATTAGGAACATCTTCATATTTATAGGTTCCTCCTACAATTAATGTTATCCATACTTTTACACATCCACTATTTTTATTAAATTTCATTTTCAAAATCCTCCTTAATATATAATTAATTATTCTAAACATTCTTAGTTTCCATATTGGCTACTATACTTGTTAATTCTGCATTTGCTTCTGTTAAAGATGCAACTTTTTCTTTAAGTAACTCTATCTCTGATTTAGGTATATCTTCTAATATTGGTTGTCCCGTTTTAACATCTACACCTTTAAGAGCTTTATTTATTGGAATATCAGCTTGAAGTACTTTTATTTCTCCTTGTGGTTCATAAAAAGTACCTTCTTGAACAAAGAAAGCATTTCCTGTACTATCATAAACTATTAAATTTTTCATATTTTAATTACCTCCTAAGTTATTTATTCAAAAAATATATATGTTACATTTGAAGTTACATATTTATCAGAAAATGGTATTTTTATAGTATTACCAGATATTATTGGTGCAAGTAATCCGTTTCCTGTCCATACTGCATTGGAATTTACTAAAGTTGAAACATTAAAACCAGATGATGATGAAGTCTTAGCATAAACCACTCCATACGAAGGATTAAAGTTTAATGTTATAGTTACATAGTAAGTATTTGAATATCCTGACTCTGGTTGAAAATCTTTATTTACACTTTGAAAACGTATATCAGTAGTACCATCAAATTTAGTATTTCCAGAGGTGAATCTTTTTCCTCCCATACCAGCTACAGTAATATTAGCTATCTTCGATGCTAAACTAGCTAAAGTTTCATTTCCACTAACACTTACATTTTTAGCATTTAAATTAGCTGCTGCTGTATTCTTATCTGTTTGTATTCTATTTGCTATCTCTGCATGTGTATTACTTCCTGTAACATTTCCTACCTTGCCAGCAATAAGATTTTTCCCATTACTGGCATACTGAAAAGCCTCATTTGCTTTATCCATAGCAGTTTTTACAGCTAATGGTGTAGCTGCTTCTGTTTGACTTGTACTATTAGTAGCATTATTTAATTTAACTATTCCCTTGGTTGTTGTAGTTCCATCTGCAATTTTTATATTATCTACTTTGTTCGCAATTTCTTTCAATTGTGTATTTATTTTAGCTTCTAAATTATTTAAATCTTTCATGCTTGCTGTTGTTACAAGTGGGTCTATTTTTAAGTTTATAATTGATGCATTGCTAACTTCAAAAATAAGTTCTATGGTCAAATCATCTGTGCTCCCATCTTCCATTGAAGGCTTATATGATTCAGGATATTTACTTATCGCAAGTAAATTATCATCATTATCAAATATACCAGCTTCACGGACGTAAAAACCTCCTTCTCCTGGTGGAATTACAGTTTGTACAATAATCCAATTCGGATTATTTTCTCCACCTGTAAGTACATTATTAACATTTCCTTCCCAAACAGTATGCACTAAATCTGTCTGACTTTCACTTGGTTCGTAATATGATCCATTTCCATCGCCAACTTTTAATTTTAAAAAGTCAACTTTTGAACCAGTTACAGTTGCATTTGCTATTTTAGCTTTTCCTATGTTAGTAACCAATGTATATATATCCAAGTTCATCACTCCTTTTCTTTCTTAGGATAAACAGTAATATGCCGAGCACTTATTATTATTGGACCAGCAATACTTATCTTACCTTTGCTACTTAGCTTTTTAGTTCTCCATGGATAAACTGTAACTTTATGTCCAGTAATGCATGCAGCACCTATATACAAATTGCTCTTAGTTCTAGATATTAAATTATATTTAACACCCATATGTGAAGGTTTAATTCTTTTAACTTCTTTATACATAGAATTTAAACTATTAGGAAATCCCTTTTCGCTTGTTATATTTATTCCTAATATATATGGAGCAATACTGTCTAAAACTTCTACTTGTGCTTTAATAAAGTTTTTTATTGTAAGCTCAATCCTCTTAGGATTTACTATTTTATTTTTGGTTTGCATTCTACTAATTACTTTAGCTCTTCTAGTTTCCATAGACTCATCTAAATTTGTTTGTAATTTATATCGTTCTTCCCAAAATACAAGTCCCCAAGTAGCAGTTTGTGGATAAAGTTGTAGCATTATATCATCTAACTGTTTTTCTGTTAAATCAGCTTCACTTCCTATCGCTTCAAAAATCGCTTGCATGACTATATTTCTATCATATATAGGAGAAACTGAACTATACATCTGCAATCCTTTTTGAGAATTAATTACTTGCATTTATCACATCTCCTATAGCTGCAATTTGATCAACTAATTGTATATTGGTAGCAGAATTATTTATTGTTAAATTAGTATAATCGTCTATTCCTTCATCTTGTAATACATAAGAACCTATAATGGTATCAATTGCTTTATATTTAACAATTCCATTTATTTTTATCTTCTTTAAATACTCACTTATTTTTGATTTTAAGGCTGTTAATATAGTTTCTTGATTAAATCCATCTGTAAAAGTAAATTTAGCACTAACATTTATTTTTAATGTTGTTGCTGTTGCAATAGTTACTATAGCTCCTACTGGTGCTTTTCCTCCACGACTTTCACTTGTTTTTTTATTTGGATATATATAATCTTTTACTTTGGCAATTAATTCTTCATTAGCTGGTTCATTATTAGAATCAAGCACCAGCACTTTTACTGTCTGTGGTCCATTCCAAAGTTCTATGCAATCAGCATAACCAACTCCATCAACCTCTTTTGCCCATCTAATATAATCTGTATCTGCACCACTTAGCTTGTCTTCCTGTTCTGATTCTATAACTCTTTCCCTATAATGCTCTTCATCCTCTATTTCGGTACCACCAGTAAATTTTTCAGGATTCGTTATATTCTGTAGTCCATTTATAGGTTTATATACTAAAGTGATTGTATTTGATTCTACATTTCCTATTATTCCAGTTTTAGTACATTCGCATTTTATAAGTGCTTTTCCACTTTCATCTATTATTTTAGTTCCTAGTGTTTTAAAGCTGATAGATTCTTCTATATCTGTTGATTTTGTACCCACTAAATAATTCAAAGGAATTATAGTTCCTTTATTGGCTGTAATCTCAACATAACCTGTTGAAGCTGTTGCATTGTTCTTAAATGTGCCTTGACATTCTCCCAAATACTCTAAATACTTTCCTGTTGCTGTTTGTGAATGAGCCATTTTAAGAATATTTTGCATTTGAATTTTTTCTGTTCTTTCTTTTTCTATTGCAGATGGTCTTGTTGCATCCCAAAATATTTCTCCTTCTATTGTAGATACTCCTGGAGGTGCTTTCTCCATCATTCTTCTATGAATTTTTTCAACATCTTCTGTTAAAAAGTCAGGCATTTTCATTTTTATCACCATACTTTCTTATTACTTTTAAATACTGTAGTTCTATTTTTAGTAGTAGTAACTTCAAAGCTATAATAAACATTACTACCTTTCCACTCAAAAGAAAAAGAATCAACACTTCTGGTTAATGGATGTACCATTAACGCCTCTTGTGTGATTCTTTTAAGTTCTAACTCTACAAATTTTTTATCTGTAATATCTGAACCTATAATGTCTTTTCCATACCTATCTGAATAAGCTCCATATTTATATCGGGCTGTAAGCATTGCCTTTTCGCACCACTGTGCATATGCTTCAAATTCATCTAATATTTTAATGCTCCCATCTGAATTTTTAATAAATTCCCCGGTTTCAAAATTAATTGCATATGATCCTTTAAATTCTTGTTTATTATTTTCTTCTAAGTTTATTATCTCTTCATTAACTGTCGGAAACAAATTAGACATTAGACGTCACTCTCCCTATTACAATACATTCATTTCCTATTCTAGCCACTAATACTCTATCACCAGCTTTTATTGATTTTAAGTTTCCAGGTGTTTTAAATTCATGTGAATGTAGTGATGTATAACTTGTATCTTCAGTATTATAACTATCGTTTAATTTTAGATAGTCTAATAACATATAATCAATTATTTCATGTTTAAAATCATCTAGTTTTAGTCCTGTAGTGGTTATTGTACCTAATACTAGACTATTAGAAAACATAGCTTCATTAATACCACTTTTAAAGTTATTATCCATTACTCTTTTTATATCTTCAAAAATATTATTCTCCATAGAATTTAGTTTTCACTCCTTCCCAACTCATTACTGTCATATTCATTTTTCCGCCTATTCCAAGTTCGTGTGTTATATCTGTAACATAGTAAAAATTATTATATAAACTAACTTTATCTCCTGCTCTAATTGTGTTTATATCTTGTACACAAGGTACAGACATGCTATCTTCACCATTGCTAAATAATGCATCAGCTTTACTTTTAGCTTTTGAATAATCGTCAATTTTTTCATCTTGAAATAACTTTTGTATAGTCCCATATCTCTCTGTATCTTTTTTAAATACACCAATTATAGGAGATAATATTAATTCTTTTTTTTCATTGCTGCCAGAAGTCTTATTTTTTTTAGTACTTTTCTTCGTTTCTTCTTTGCCTAAAACTTTTACTTGTGTTACAGCTCCATTAAGACTTGATTTATTTTGAATATCATCTACAATACTATCCAACTTATATACTAGACTATTACTCCCTAATTCAATTAAATCTAAGATTTCTGACATTCTAAACTTATAAAGACTTCCACCTTTTTGAGCTGTTTCTTTTAAATCTTTTTTCATCGTACTAAATAAAGATTCTTTTCTTAAATCCTTTGATAAACCTATGCTTGTTTCACTAAAGTTTCCTACTGGTATGCCCCAATCATTACAAATCGTTTTGGCTCTTTGAGTAGCTGTTTGGCCATCCTTCCATAAATATTCTTCTTCACTTTCTTCTATAGAGACAGTTCTTTCTCTGCAAATGATAGATAGTTTTTTATTTTTCTTTGAACCATGTATATCTCTAATAGTACCATCAAATATCTTTTTGTATTCATTACTATTAAACATATAGTCATAAAGTTGAATACTATCGCCTTTAACTAGTCCTATGTTTTTTAATTCATCAGTTTCTATTAAAGATAAATTTAAAGTATATGCAATACTATCTATACTTTCTTTTAAAGTAGCTTCTTCAGAAAGTAATTGTATTTTATATTTATTTTTTAAAACTAATTCTATAAATATCACCTACTTTTTAAACTTTTACTATATAATCCATATGAACATAACCACCATGGTCACCGTAATAAGTATGTAGCCATTGTCCTTCAACTCTATAAGCCGTTACTATTTGTCCTTTGTATAATGTACCAATAATATCATTTTCAGTTCCTGGACCACTTCTAACGTTTAATGCACTTGCAGTAACTTTAGCTTTATCACCGTCTTTAAATTTTGATTCTTGTGAAGGTCTATTATCTTGTAAGCCACCACTATAACTATTTGAGCTAGTACTAGTTATAGTTTCTATCTTTATTTCTCTACTAGTTCTAAAAGTTATATTAAAATAAATATCTTCTAATTCTCCAGCAACAAATTCATAAGTGAATTTACTTATAGATACTAATTCATTTACATCTATATCCGTTATTATTAACCTTAATGGTTGTTCTATATCTTGCCAGCCTTCTATTAACTTTTTACTATTCAAAGGTGTATCTAAATACATTTCTCTGCAATAAGATTCATCATACTCTTTTGGAAATAAAGAATTAAAACTTATTTCTCTTATTTTTTCTCCTTTTTGATTTATATCAACTTCACCAAAGTCTAATATATCTGCTGTAATGTATCTTTTTTCTTTCGATAACGATAAAGAATTTAAAGGGTTAACTGGAAAATGGAATTTATAATTTTTAGCTTCATCTATTAAATATATATCCATGTAAATCCCTCTCTTTTTTCTATTTCTGAATACATAAAAAGCACCTACAACTAGTGTAAGTGCTTTAAAAATATTTCTATAATTATTATACTATATTTTAAACTTGTATTTTCTCAAATTTTTCTCAACTTTTTATCAAATTCCTAATGCAATCAATGTATTTACTCTTTGTAAATTTGTTTTTGCATATTGATTATTAGCATCCATTTCAATTGCTTTATTATAGCATTCAACTGCTTTAGAGTAATCTTTTTTTCCTTGATAACTTACACCTAAAACATTATAAGCATTTGATTTTTCAGAATTATCAATATCTTTATTTAAGAATATTTGAATATTTTCAATAGCTTCGTCATATCTTTCAAGCTGAGTTAATGAAGTCCCTAATAAATAATAACTTTGAGGAACATCTTTGCTGATATTAATCGCTTCATTCAATAGAGTAGCAGCTTGATTTATATCTTTATTTTTTCCAGCACCGTCATAATACATTCCTGCTAAGTTTGTCATAGATTCTGCTATATCTCTTTTTATATCAGTTTTTTCCTTATAAACTTTCCATTCGTTATTATCATTAACAACATATCTAGTATATTCTTCAGTTAAATCTTTATTATTATAATTATCGTGCAAATTTTGTTTAACATTAAACTCTACTACATTTTTATACTTTTCTCCATCTAACTCTTTTTCTTTGTATTCTTTTACTTTTTCTACATTTGCATCTTTTAATACACATGTTTCCATATGATAATTTTCCCATTTTATAAAATCATCTTTTTCAATATCTTCTTTATTTTTTATTGATAATAACTCATATGAATTTTCTGAATCATTATTTTTTATACATTCATAAAAAGAGTTCAGAACCTCCGATGGTTCACCTTTTGGCGCACAGCCTATCAATAATACGCTTCCTACTACTAGTAAAATGGACAAAATAATATGTTTTTTCATTTATAATCACCCCTAGCTAAATTATAACATATAATGCATTATTTTTTAATATTTGTAAGAACCTCTTTAAATTGAGATGCAAATTGATAAGTTGCTTCTTTAACTATTTGACTAATATCATTACTTTGATTAACATTTATATCACCAAAATCAAAACTAAATGAATTTCCTCCACCTGAGCCTTGTTGTGGTGCATAAACAGGTGCTTGACCTAAATTATTTAAAATTGATTTAGTTTCTCCATTATTAAGCACCTTTTCTCCGCCTTTAAAGTCGTATAAACTTCTTCCTAATACCAGTTCCATTCCACGCTCACCTACTGAATTAATTCCAGGCATTGCATTATTTGTTCCAGTATAATTTTGTTTTCCCCATTTAATAGTTTGTCTTGATAAGCTATTAGGAGCACCTACTAAATCAGTTTCTATTTCACTTGCTGGTTTTGTAATTTTACTACTTGAGTTATTTGGGTTTTGTCCTACCATTCCAACAACACCATTAGTTTGTATTTCAGCAAACTTTGTTCCAAATGTAGTATTATCCCACCATTGCTTTAACCTTCCCCAAAAAGTTAAAATTTGACCTGTGTTAATATCTACACTTGTTTCTAAATCTCCATAAGCTTGTTTTAACATATCAATCCCTTGACTTCTAGTTGCATCTGCGGCAGCTATAGTTTCATCACGTTGTCTTGCTGCTTCATTAATCATTTTATTTGCTGTTTCTTCTGCTTTTTGACCACCCTCTGCTCTTATCTGCTCTGCTATATTAACTCTTGCAGCATATTCAGCATTAGCTGCATCTACAGTTTGTTGTCTTTGTTCATTTAACTTTTGAACTATATCAGCAGCAGTTTCAGCAGTTATTCTTCCTGTTTGGTCTTTTATTCTCCCTAAAATTATTGCACTTTCCTTTTCAGTTTCAGATAAGTTTGTAATAGCTGTAGCAGTCATTTGTGACCTTAGCTCATTTATTCTATTATTCTCTTCTTCGTTTGTAGCTCTATTTTCTTGACTTGCCTCTTTCCAAATAGAACTTATTTCTTTTAAAGCATTTTCGGTTGTGGTTTTTTGCTTATTATAATGATTTTCTAGTTGTGTCATAATACTAGTTTGTTCTTCTGCTGTTAATTTAGTATTATTATTAAACATAGCTTGGATTTTGCTAGAATCAGATTTTAAGTTCTCATCTAATTTGTTAGTAATAGTTTTATTCATATTAGTAAACTGTTCTATAACATCATTAGCAATATCGCTTGTTATAGTAGTATTTTTATATCTTAAGTTTAATAATGTTCTTTGTACACTATTGTCCATTTCCATATAAGCACCTACTGCTTCTTTTGTAGCAGTAGATATTTTAGTGATTTCTTGACTCATTCCTCCCATGCCTGAAACCTTTGTAGAATCTTTTAAATATTCTACTTTATCTGCAAATAAATCTACTGCTGGAACAACTTCTTTACTTAATTGCTTAGCAGCAACTAAACCAGTAATACCTAATGCACCTATAGCTAATCCTGCTGGAGATAATAAAGCTGGTATTATTTTAGATGCTAGTCCTAAGCCTTGCATTGCACCAGTAGTTTTCACAAGTGCATCTGCGGTTGCGGTTGTTTTAAATCCACCTAATAATTTTCCAAATGTTCCTACTGTAGTTGATATTTTATTAATTGCAGACATTCCAACAAATGCTCCTGTTAATCCTAAGAAAGCACCTCCTGCTGTTTTAATAGTTCCTATATTATTACTTATAGTATCTACAAATTTTACAACTGAATCTGTAATACTAGGTACCTTAGCTGTAAACCATGTAACAAATTGTTTCGCATAAGGTGCTAATTTTTCCCCAAGTTCTATTTTCATTCCTTCTACAGCACTTTTAAGGATAGTCCATTGTCCTGCTAAATTATCCAATTTAGTTTTTGCCATTTCATCAGCAGCACCTTTTGTTTCTGTAAGCTTTTTACTTAAATCCCCTAAACTTTGTCCACCTTGATTCATTAATGCAAGTACACCTGACATTGATTCAGTACCAAATACAGTTGAAATAATGTCTGCTCTTTTTTGACTTGTAAGTTTTCCTAATGATGAATTTAAATTATTTATGACTCCATTTAATGGTTTCATATTTCCTTGAGCATCAAAAGCATTAATTCCATAAGCTTTCATAACTTTAGCAGCTTCTTTAGTTGGACTTGCAAGCCTTGCCATAGTTTGTCTTAATACAGTTCCTGCTTGTGAGCCTTTTATATTAGCATTAGATAATAATCCACTTGCTGCCGCAGTATCTTCAAAACTTATTCCTAAAGCCTGTGCAACTGGTGCTGCATATTTCATTGTCTCTCCTAAATCTGTAACATCTGAGTTTGTAGCACTTGCTGATAATGCTAATACATCTGCTACATGTGATGTCTGTGATGCATCTATATTAAAAGCTCTCAAAGTACCACTCGCTATATCTGTTGCAGCTGCTAAATCCAAACCACCTGCACTTGCTAAACTTAATAATCCTGGCAATGCAGAAGTAGTTTCCTTAACACTAAAACCAGCCTGTCCTAAAAGTTCTTCTGCCTGAGTTACTTGTACTGCTGACCATGCTGTACTAGCTCCTAAGCTTTTAGCTGTATCTTTTAAAACTTTCATTTCAGTATCCGTAGCTTGTGTAACTGCTTTTACATTAGATAATCCCTGTTCAAATTCACTGAAAGTTTTAATGGCTGAACCTATTCCTAAGCCACCTAATGCCACAGCTCCTGCTAATCCTATAGATATTACCTTCTTAGCACCTGTTTTAATCCAACTATTCAATTTATTTTGAACTTTATTGATAGTTTTACTTGCTTCATCTTTTGCTTTAAGCTTTGCTGTAGCTGTTTTATTATTTAGCTTTTCTGTTTTAGATTTTATTTTATCTATTGCTGTTGATGCTGTATCTTTAAGTTTTGCACTAGGACTAGCTGTTAGCTTGTCTAAATCTCTAACTTTTTTCTTAACTTTTTCAGTGCTTTTTTCTACTTCTGTTAAGACTTTTTTAGACTGTTTGTCTCCATCAACTTTTATATTTATTCCTAATCTGTAAACTTCCTTTTTGGCCAAGCTTTCACCTCCTTAAGAATAAAAAATAAAGGGGGAACTATTTTTATTTAGTTCCCCCTCTTTGATTTTTCAATTTCTTTATTCTGTTTTTCTACTTCATAATCACTAAATACCATCATTAATTTTTGTGAAATTTTATTATTAGCTATTCCGTAAAAAACGTGTGGCATTATATGATGCATAGTAAAAATATTATAAAGGCGAGTTATTATTCCTCCTCGCCTGATAAGTTTTTTATATCTTCTGCATCACTTAGTTCATCATCATATCCACTTAGCGCTAATACTTTATTAACTAAATTAGTTCTTTCTCCACCTAGTAGTTTTCTTAGTATAAATTGTTTTCCATCACTTACACCATGCTTCTCTAATAATCTAGGTTCATTCCAATTAAAGTTAGTAGTAGCTCCAAGAATTAATCCTGCATCATATTCTTCACCATTTAATTTTTCTTCCATTACACCTTTAACTTTTCTTTTTGAAGTACATTTTTTTCTTATTTGAGCTATTTCTGTACTATTAAGGCCTTTTAATTCTACTGGTATACCTATTCTTCCAAGAACTATTGTTGCTTTCGGTGCTTCTACTTCACCTAATAATTTGTTGATTATATCCTCTTCTTGCATTTCTAAAATATTGTTTTCTGTATCCATAATTAATAATTCCTCACTTTCATCTTTTAAAATTCTAATAAATAAAAATAACTGCTAATATTAATCAGCAGTTATTGGATCAACCAATTCAAATCCAGTAAATACAATTGGTGTTTCTTCTTCACATATTTCACCTGGTTTGGTGTTTATTAAATTAATTTTAGTCGCTCTACAATTCTTTAATCTAATTCTTTCGCAGCCATATGCTTCAGGATCATCTAATTCTGATAGAATTTCAAATTTCTTAAATCCTCTTTCTATCATTTCAGAAGTTACCTTCCATCCCTTTAACGTTCCGCTTCCTTTTTTTGCACCTGGTTTATATCCTGTCCATTCTGAACCACAAGTTAATAATTCTTTCATGTCACACTCAACATCAGCTGTACACTCACTAGTTTCAGAATGCCATTTTCCATCTAAAAATATTTTTCCATATGTTCCTGAACAAACTCTGCTTGCATCTAAAGGTTCATAATTCCCCATATTTTACACTTCCTCTCTATTTTAAATTACCTGTACTGAAAATCTTTTTTATGACATTTATATATTCAGCATCCCACTTCCAAAAGAATTCATCTGATTGAGCTTCCTTTTGTAATTCAGTATCTATTTCAACATTGAACTTTGATATAATTCCTAGCTTTTGATATGTCTCAAAGAATGTTTTTAGTCCGCATAATACTACAGTATGTCCTGTTTCATCATTAGTAGTTTTACCTATATAATCTTTTCCAGCACCAGATGTTTGCTTATTTACAGTACTAATAAATCTAATTGCTCTAATATTACCTAATGCTTCTTCTTTTTCATTCTTATAGTTTTTATAAGTATTTACATCATCTACAATAACTACTTCATTATCTATTACATCAAATACTATAGTTCCAGCTTCTAAAGCACTTTCTATCTCGCTTCTTGATAAACGTGGTACTACACTATCAAATATCGTAATTTCATTACAGACAGATTCTTTTAAATTCTTTCCTAACGCTAAAGCAGCAACATACACTGCAACTTCTGCTGGAGTATATGTAACTCCCTCATAAGTAGCTGATTGTAAATAAACATTATGAATTAAGTAATTATTGTACTCTTTTGATTTAGCATTAGATTGACTTAAACTTCCTGATTCACTTGCTACAAATGCTAATATATCTAATCCTTCTTTATTGCATTGATTTACCCAAGTTTTAATACTCTCATGTAAATTTACATCTGTAACTCCATCTAAAGCAAATCCATCTATACTGTAGCTTTCAAAAGCTTTCATAGCTTCTAAATATTCTGTATTTGTAATATTAGAAGTTCCATCATTACCACCTTCTAATGGAGTATTTGCAACATCTACTAATATTCCTGTAGTGCTTTCATTTTTTGAAGCAAGAATATAATCACTAAGACTAGATTTATTTATTTTATTTACTATTTCTTCAATAGTTCCTTTTAATGCTCTAACTTCAACTAATTGTGTAGTGTTTTCATATAAGATAATATCTTTTGCTGTACTATCAACTAAATTAGTTCTTACTGTAATATTAAATTTTCTTGAGCTTGGATATATTGTTGCTAATTTTATTGCACCATTTGATTCTATATTTTTAAGCACTAATTCTCCAGCTTTAGCTGAGCTATCTATTAATCTATAAAGTAATAATTCTTTTGGTTTTGCTAGTATAGCTAATCTTCCGAGTTTGTAAGCTGTAAATTCCATACTATCTCCAAAAGTATTTTTTAAATGTCTTTCTTGTGTAATGGAAGTAACTGTTTTTGCTGGTCCCCAGTTACTTTTAACTGGCATAGCTAAAACACCTTGAATACTATTTGCAGATTCTTCAGCTACTATTTGCATCCTAGTATAAAAGCCTGGAATCTTTGGTTTATCTTTTTCACTCCATGTACCTTTTGCCATTTACTCAACCTTCTTTCCTAAAAATTCTTTAACTATCTTTATAAATTTAGTTTTAGATAATTCTGTTTCTTTGTAATTAAATAAAGCACCTGTAACTATAATCTTGTTATAGCCAAGTGCCTCTGCATTATCTATAAATGTTTGTATTGGATAAGTCGGTTCATTAGGTGTATCAACTACATTTTCTTTCTCTTTAGCCAAATTCATCACTCCTTTAATGTTCCTGATACATAAATTTTATTTATTTTAGGAACTTCTTTTCTTTTAACCATTTTTCTCTTATATACCTTTACTGTTAATTGTCCTTTGCTTAACATATCAGATTCTCTATCTTCTTCTATACTCTCTATAGTAAGATAACGCCTATCTGCTAAATCAAATGGTATCTTCAAATCAGAAATCAAACTATCTTCTATGCTATCTAACAACTCATTAATCTCATTTTTATTATTACTGGCTATATGACATACAAGAGTTTTACTTTCTTTTATAAGAGCATTTGATTCTCTTTCTTTTTCCTGATCTTGTACTCTCCATAGAATTGAAGGTACTTCAAAGTTTTGTTTCCAATTATTAAGATAAATAGGTAATTTAATAATGTCTTCGGTGTAATCACTCAGAGCATCTAACCATTTATCTGTATTAACTTCATTTTCTTCATGTAAAGATATAACAGTAAATTGTAATCCCCTGTATATTGCATCCCAATCTTCATCAACACCATCTTGACCGATTATTCCATTAAATATGCATGTAAATATTTCTCCTGTTTTAGTGTCCTCAATAGTCTGCATATTCAATGTTTTAATTACTTTCCCCATTAATGCATCTACATAATTAAAAGATGTTCTCTCATTGTAAATATAAATCTCAATAGTTCTTTTAAATCCCACCGCTTGATTATTTTTAGTATCATCATTCTGTAGAATAATTGCATATGGTTTAATCGTCTGTTTTTCTGGAATATTAGGTTCATAGCACCCTTTTAATTCTGGAATACTTTGTAATAGTCTTTCTCTTATTCCATACCGCATACTTAATCACTCCAATATTTTTCAATTGTATTTATTATTAATGATTTGTTTTCATTAAGTGTATCCTTAAAAACCGGTCTAGCTTTAATTCCTTTTACACTCTTTGCAAAATGTCTTTTCCCATTTTCATCAAGCCAACTTAGTACTTTTTTAGATACCGGTACTATAGTTCTTTTAGTTGGTCCATAAATACCTGTACCTTCTTCAAGAAACTCTCCATATTCTGTTCCGTGTGCTAGATATAATTCATAACTTCCATTTCCACCTTCACTCCCACCATTTATAAGTTGCCTTGCATTACCGCTTCTATCTTTCCAGTATGTTTTAGATTTAGCTTGTGAAATTAATATTGGCGAGATAACACTATTTAGTAATAATGACATTCCTGACATCTTTCTATCTATGAAGTCAAATACTTCAAATCCCATATTAACACCACCTAATCTACTCTTTTTAAATCACACATATAGCCACAAATTGTATCTTCTATTACTATTGGATATGCTGCTTGTATTTCGAAACAACCTTCCTTGCTTTCAAATGTAATTAGATTTTTAGGATCTACTTTAATATTATTTTCATTGTTTAGTAACATTTTGTATCTATTAGTAGAATATGAAGTACCTGCTGTTTTACTATCTATATTTATTTGAGTTGAGCTATCTTCTAAATATACAATGCCCGAGTATGTTATTGTACTTTGATTATTTTCAAAAGCTCCATCTACTAATATTTTTTCAATATGCTCTACTGTAAATGTAGTTGGATTTACTGATATTCCCTTATTGATTGCATCTATAATCTTTTTAGCTTTCAATCTAGCCATTAACAGCCATCTGCCCTTCTCATAGACGTTTTATATCCTGTAGTTTTATTTGGTGTTAAATTAGCCTGTTCTTGTAAATAATCATCTTGATAAATACTAGCAAGATTATTCCAATAATCCGGATCGGCATTTTCTATTTCTATATGACCTACTTTAATCTTTTTATCTGTATTAGCTTTCATTAAGCAACCACGCCAACTAGCTTTTAAAACATTATTGTCATTTACAGCTAATAAATTTTCAAGTTCTTCATCACTAAACACAGGATACTGAGTTTCATTTAAATTGATCTTTAATATTTCTAAAGGTGTAAGTTCCATTCTTATTCACCTTCCTGTCCTTCTCCTTGTACCTCTGCTTCTTCAATTTCTTCTATATCTGCATATTGCTTTAATTCTTCTACATCTTTTTCAGCTATATCAAATTTATCTCCAATATTTAAAAATTGTCCTGCATACTTAATACATTGCCTTGCAGTTCCTTTGTATTGTTTTTCTTCTACTGTTCCTGTATTTTCATTCCTTTTAGCCACTATAAATTCATCCTTTCATAATTAAAATTAAAAGAGTAGCCTTATTGACTACTCTTACTTAACCTACTGTTGCGAAGAATACCTCATCTGCTCGGTCAAAGCTTACTATAGGCATTACAGATACTTTTGTATCAACTGTAACCGGATCAGCTTTTACCATTGTAGTAATTGCTGTTCCTGTTCCAATCATAGTAGTATCAAGTTTCCCGCTTCCATGAGTTTTATCAAATTCTTCTGGTGTAACACCATACACAGTATTTCCTAATAAAGTGCCACTTGTAAGAGTAACTTTATTATTTTCATAATATTGAACAGATGATGAACCCTCATATGGATAATATGTTGAATCATCTAAAAATACAATTGTTAATCCCATAATCTCTTTAGCAAATTGTAAGTAATCTTTTTGAGAGAGTATTCTATTTTGATTATTTACATTTCCATTTAAATGCTTTGTGATTCTATCATTAATCAAAAAAGTATTGTCAAATGTACTTTCTGTTATAAATAAAGTTGTAGGTTTTGGATAATTTTCATCTGTTATTATCTTTTGCCATTTTTTAATGTCACCTACAATATCTGCTGCTGGATTTGTCCATTTATCATTTGATGTCAACGTAATTTTATGTTTAGATGGTACTCCGTAATCAACAATAACATCACCATCATTAGAATCACTTGAGTAATTAATTTGACCATTTTGCAATACTTGTGCAGCCATAGCTTTAGGCATGATTTCTGAATCTTTAATAAGATTTACTTGTCCTTCAAAAATTTGATCTGATATTGCTTTAACTAAGTTTGCATTATTACAACCAATAGCTGAAATTAATTCTCTTCTTGTAGTTTCATCAATTCCTGTAGCTTCCTTAAAAAATGGAATTTCTGTACTTTGAACTGTAATTTCTGCTGATAAACTTCTCATTTTTGCAGCTACATCAAAAGTACTTTGTCTTAATGCAATTGGTTTCTTTTTAGCACCCTTCGCATTTTCAAGTTTAGTACCTAATATTTTTTTAGGTGGAAATAGTGATTTTTCAAGTGTTGGTTCTTGTGGTAGTTCTTTCATGTATAAAGCTATATTTTGTGAGTTTATAAAATCTTTTAAGTCCATATTATTCTTACCTCCTATTTACCGAATATAATCATGTTTAATGCTTTCTTTTCTATTGAAGCATTTGCAGTATCTAGTTTTACAGCCGATTCATAAACAGCTCCATGTACAAATACTGGAACAGTTTCACAAGCATTATCAGTAATGCCATCTGTAGCCATAGAATTTTTAAAACTTACATCTTGATAAACAATTCCAAAAACATCTGTTGTTGTAGATGTTGTAGTGACTGGCTTACCTGTTGATGTAATTAATGTTCCTGCTTCTAGAACTTCATCTGAGTTTAATTTTGTTTTTATATCTGCCTTTTTAACTTTTAAAGGCAAACTTATGAAGTGATCTCCTCCAATAAGTCTTAGCTTCTTATGTGAAGCTCCTATTTTATAAGAACTTTGATGCATTATACATTCCTCCTTTTATTAATTAGCTGCAAATGAGCTAATGTCTTTTACTTGTTTTAATGATTCTGCTTTTTCTTTTCCTAGCTGTTGTGCAAAGTTAGTTGGATGAGTAGGTTCTTGTCCGCCTGCACTTCCACCAGTACCGAATGAACTTGTACCTTTTATTTCTTTTTCAAATAAAAAATCGTGGCTTGTTTTAAGTGGTTCTATTTGGTCTTTTAATCCTGTAATAGATTCACCATCTAAATGAAGTTTGCTTTTATCGATATGAGCCATAACTGACACTTTGTCTTTAACATTGAATGCTCCTAATGCCTTTTCTAAAGCATTATCAAATGATATTTCATTTAATTGCTTTTCATAATCTTCTTTTTGAGTTTTATTATCTAATTCAAGCTTTTCAACTTTTTCTTTTAAGCCATCAACATCTTTGTATTCTTCTTTGAGTTTAGATAATTGAGTATCTTTCTGTTCAGATTGCTTCTTATATTCCTTAGCTTGCTCATTTACTTGATCAAATCTAACTCTTGGAATGAAGTTACCTGAACCTATATCTTCAAAATCTTTTTTCCCTAATTCTTTTCTTTTATCTTCTGAAAGGGCATTAAATGCTTCTTCTCCGATAATGTCTTTAATATGTGCCATGTTTTAAGTCCTCCTTAATCTCTAATTACAGTTTTTAGCGTGCTACTGAACCACGTTAGAGTATTTATCCTTAATTAATCTTTAATGCCTGTAATTAAGCAAAAAGGCGAAAATAAAAAGCCTTATTTTTAAGACTCCTTATTGCGTATATATTTTATATCAACATATTCTCTTATAATATTAAATTCAAATATTATTTTTCTTAATTCAGAATTTAATATTATATATTTATATTTTTTTGGATAGCATCTTCCTAAAAGTATGCTACTATTTATAGTATTATCAGGATCACTGTCTATAACCTCTATTTTTAATTCTTTCATAGCATTAGAATTTGCGAAAATATTTATCAATTCATCCTTTGTTATTATATTTTCTTTTTTATCTTCATCTACATCATAACAAGTAATTATTAGTTTTCCAGTTTCTTTACCCAATTCTATAAATGTTGATTGGTTTATTGCTAAATATTTATTATCTATTTTTACCTCTGTAAAAGCTCCATTTTTAGCTTCTTTTGAATCAATAGAATAATTCATTTTTTTGTTTCCTCCCAGTTTCAAATTAAATCTATAACGTTAGACTTAAACGAGATACTTTTAGATCACCTTAACCTTTCCTGATTTCTTTATAAAATTGAATGATTATAGTTATATATGCAATAACCATGTCTATCTTAAGAAGAATAATATCTTTAATAAAAAGGGATAACACTAAAATAACTGTCCATAGAATCGCACATATAATATAAATTTTTCTTATATTCATATAATTACCTTTCTGAATTTTCATGCTTTATAGTTATATTTCCTACAGTAATAATTTCATGGAAGTTATCTCTAATTACTTGGTGTAAGCCACATGATACTTTATCAACTATCGTTTCTTCATCTTCTGTAAAATCAACTTTATATTCTTTTACTATTGCATGTACTACTTCATGAAGAAATGTTTGTTCTTGTTTTTGCTTGCTTTGTATATTTCTCGCTACTTTTATTTTTAATTTATCACAATCAATTATCCCTAAGCATTGAGATGCATTTAAAACTAATGTTTCATCTGTAAGTTCAACATCATAATCAAAACTTCCTACTCTTATTTTGCTTGGTATCTCCATTCATACTCTCCTTTCATTAATTTACTCATAACCTGTTTATGAATATTTATATTATCTTTTAAAGCAACATTAAGTGCATTTTTAAAGTTTTTTGGTAAAGTACTATTTAGTGATGCTTTAATTTTTTCAATATTATTTTTAAGTTTTCTTGTTTTTAAATTATCTAAGCAAATAATATACTTAGCGCCACACTTAGGACACTCAAAGTAAGTTTCACTTATCATAGCACCTAAATACTGTTCTTTCACTTGTGGTTCAAATTCATGTTTGCAATTTATATTCTCACATTTAACGTTCACCAATACCCCTCCCATTTATTTTTTAAAAATTTCTGCAATAGTGGCTATACAGAGTGAGATAGTTACACAGATTATTATTAATTGAAATGTATCCAAAATTATCACTTCCTTAAAACAAACTTAATTGTTCGAACTTATTAAGCATAATAAATCTTGAACATACATTAATTGCTTTTATAATCTTATCATTATCCTCTGTTGATGAATCTTCCCACTTATCATAATGTAATTGAGCAAAGACCATATCTTTAACACCTTCAACGTATTCTCTATTATCTCCAACTATATTCTTTATCATCTTGTTATAATCAAGTTTTCTTTTATGGCAAGGATGAAATTGTCTCTTCGCCTCTTCTGTAGCTCTTTTGAAATCTTCAAGCGTACTTTTTAGTTCTTTAATTTCTTTTTGTGCTGAAATTAACTTCACAGAGTTTTCAAGTTTATTTATATATTCCTCTGTCTTAAATCTTACTATTGTACTTTCGGAATTCAACATCATTCTCATGCCACTACCATTTAAAGAATAACAAGGTCTAGTTTCACCTTTTTTATCTTCATAGGTAACCTCCAAAATATTTTGGGCGTTGTCTAAACCTAGTGCTTTCAGTGTTCCTAGTTCACTTTTAATTTTTGTCATAAAGCTATCGTGTCTTAGTTCAACATATTTCTTTTCACTAGCTTCACTTTCTATTTTTCTAAAATTGTTTATTATTTCTACCAATTCCATGCTTGTTATTCTTAATTCTTTATCACTTGTAAGGTTTAATAATTTGTTTTCCATTTTTACATCCTACCTTTCTTAATAAAATAAAAAAGATAGGTGGGGACTTCTCTAATCCCAAATCCTATCTTGAACATAATAAAAGCACCTGAATTACTTCAAGCGCTTAATCATATTTCTTACTATATTTAGTTTATCATATATTTTAAGTAAAAATTCTCAAGTTTTTCTCAAATTCTTCTCACTTTTTCTTTAACTTAATTTTAAATATAAAAAAGCACCTACTTATTTAATAAGTAAATGTTACTAATCTTTATCTTTCCATTTTTATTATCAACTCTTGCTATTGTTTTAGTAGACTTATTACTTATGTCTTTCGGGGTGTATTCTTCTTCATACCATTTATCAATTTTAGGATTACTTGCCCCATTACTCCATTCTTTCAATTCTTTAATAGCTTTTTCAATATCAACCTCTTCTGTAAAGAAACATAAGCAATTAGGATGTTGAAGTGGTGTATCATTAGGCTTATATACTTTTCCTTCTCTATCATCGCATTCATCTTGTTTACCATGCATTCTAGAACTATGGCTAGCACTCAAATTCCATTTTAATCCTAAACTAAATGGATTCCTTTTTGCATTTTGAATTTGTGTTTCTGCAGCTGCATGAGTTATACTTGTCCTTGCTAGTCTTTGTGCATTGTAAGAAATTTTATAACTGTTTATTCCTGCTTTAAAACTCTTACTTACAAGTCTTTTTTTAGGATTAACATACTTCTCTAACTCATTTGCTAGAGTTCTTACATTTGCACCACCAGCAATATTGGTTTTTATTAGAGTATCAATATTTTTCCCATTTTCTTTTGTAATATTCCATAGTCTTTTACTAAGTGTTTTGCCATCTTCATAATATCCTCCAGCTATAAGCGTTCTTACAGCATTATCAGATATTTTTGTAATATTATTCTTTAGTCTATCACTTATATGTCTATTTGGTGCAACTTGATCTGCTAAATCTAATATTACCTTTCTTTGTATATAAGAACTTTCCCAAGTATTTTCTAAAATATTATTGTTAAGATTTTCATACAGTTCTTTAGTGTAATTATTGATTATCTTAGCACAATCTATTTTATGTGTTTTAGTTCTACTATCTGGCATATCAAGTATATCATCAATAAGGTTGCTTGCTGCTTTACTATATATTTCTATTATCTGCTTTTCTTGTTCAATTGTTAATTTAAGTACTTGTTTTCTAGCTTCAAGTATTTTCTTTTTATAAGAATTCATAGTTATTCACCACTATTCAATTCATTATCTATATCGTCTATATCACTATTAGTTCCACCAATAAGAGTATCTTGTGCTTGATTTAATAAAGTTGTTTCTTCTAATATTTCATCAAAAGCTTTTTCAGCATCCTCTTCATCTGAATATTCTTTAATATAAGATTTTCTACTTCTAACATTGCTATCTACTTCATCCATTGCAAGCTTTTTCTTTTCATCAAGATCGTTTGGAATTGGATAGTTTTGTTTAATTAGTTTAGTATATTTTAAATTTAACCAAGCTTTATTGAATAGGCCTGGATAACATACTGAACCTACTTCTATAATAAAGTTAATTAAAGATAGTAAAGGCCTTTCCCAATCATTAAACTTTTCTTCCATTCTAGCAATTAAATCATTATATAAATAAATCATAGCTTTAGCACTTGGGATATTATTTAAATCACTTATCTTAGGCATATCTAAAGTTTCTTTCATATCGCTATCTGCCCTATCTAAAAAAGAATTTATTGCTTCACTATTGCCTATATTATATTCTTGTCTTTGGATAGTAGCTTGTTTTCCTTCTGCTAGTGCTTCATCAGATGTTCTTATAGCATGTAATGCTCCTGGTGCAACATTTAATTTATTTACATCCTCTTCTTTTCCATCTACTATAGTTTCAGTACCAAACATTTGAAACCTTAAAGCATCATCAAAATCTGAATTTCTTTTATTGTATTGATTTTGCGGATCTCTTAAGTCAGTTATATCACTTTCACCAAAAGTATTATTCAATTCCCCGCCGTTTCTTATAAGCCAACATGGAATAGTAGAAAATCCTGTGTCATACTCAACTGTTTCTATTAAATCTGTATTCTTATAAGTTTCTTTTTTGTACCAAGCTTGAAGTGTCTTAGTATTTTCATCAACTTTATAATAATAAGTATGAAGATAATAAATCTTGTCTTTATCTTCTTCTCTATATACATTCATTTCATCTTCTTCAAAGAAGATAGCTTTTAGTAACTTGCCATTCTTCTCTTTATAAAAGAAATTTTCTATACTTTCATATTTAATTACTACTGGTTGTCCTGGATTAGCTTCTACTCTAAGCAATGCTCTTTTCTTTATGGTAGCTTCTAAGAAAGCTTTTCTTGTATTATTCCAAAAGCTATTGTTTTCAAATACATCTTCTATAAACTTCCTTAACTCTTCACACTTCTCTTTATCTTTTAAATCATCAGCTTTAAATATAAGTGTAGGTTTCTTTCCAAACATCCAACGTGCCTGTTTTTTAAGAAGTGGCTTAACCTTATTTCTTATATCTTGTGTAGGCTTATAATCAACATTATCATCAATTGGCCAGTTTTGACCATACAATGCTGAATTTTGTTTTGCTTTATCTAAATCTATAGATTTACCTTTGTAATAATAATAGTCAGTAAAGACACGTTTTCTTTCCGATATCTCATTGTCTGGTAATTTCAATAGAGTATCTCTTATACTCTTTGCTTGTTGTTCCATTAAAATACTGTTCCTCCTTTTCTTCCATATGGATCACTAGCATTGTTTTTAACAACGCCTTTTCCTTTTTGGTATATTGCATCGTCATATTCTTCAACTTTAAATCTTAATATTGTATATACAAAGTATCTTATTGCATCCATAGCATGGTCATTTTCTTTAATAACTTCTTCTATCCCTTTACTTCCTTTTTTGGCATCCCAAACATATGAACTAAATTCCTTAAGAGTGTTTTGACAGCATTCATTAACGTAAAATAAGCCAATACTTAATGCACTTGCAACGGTTCTTATTCCGTCTAATACATCATTATTGGCTGGCAATATATTTTTAAATCCATCATCACGTAGTTGTTTTATAAAACTTGCTGCACTTGGATCTACTATAATTTTAACTGGAATTATATCTCCTAAAAATTTTTTTAAATCCTTAGAATATTGAATATCTGCTTTTTGTATTCCTGTATTTCGTCCACTATAGTAATATTCCTTAACTATATACCATTTATCTTGATATAGTCCCCATAGCAAAAATACAGTAGCATTTTGAGTACCATAATCTATACTCACATAATACTTTTCATATCTTCTTTTTATCGTTTCTACTTTATGATTATCTTCATTAAACATGTCATAGATAACACCTTCTGCAAGGCACCACAATCCTAAAATATATCGTTTATAGAATATACCTGAATACATTCTCTTATATCTTTCTTTTACTCTCTCAGATAAGCTTAGATTATCATCCATAGTAAAATGTAAATGAACAGCATTCTTTTCTTTCAATTTATCTAAAAATTCAGTTTTAAACCAATGATATGGCCCATCCGGATTACAGTTAAACCACATTTTAGCACCATCAACTGAACATCTTGAAGTGGCTTGATTGACAAATGATTGTGGCATTAAAGCTACTTCATCAAACAGAACACCTGCTAATGTTATACCCTGAATTAAATCTTGCGAACCTTCATCTTTACCACCGAATAAATAGAAATCATTACTTCTTCCATTTTTAGATATAGTAAGGTAGTTTTCATTTGAACTTCTATGATCCTTACATTTATACCCTCTACCTTTTAACATTTTCTTAAGTGGTTTTATAACATTTCTTCTTAGTGAACCTATAGTTTTACCACACATTGCAAAGTTTTCATCGTCAAATTCATCTGTGGCCCACATTACAAAAGATAACGACATTACAACTGTTTTTCCTGCCCTTACTGAACCATCTGCTATTAGTATATCTTTATCATGTACTGGCGATACTTCATTCCACCATGTTAATACTTGTACTTGCTTATCGCTAAAAGGCTGAAACTTAAATACTTTTTCTTTTTTCTTTTTCTTACTCATTGTTCCATACCTGTGCTGTTCTTCCCTTTAATGCTTCTAAGAATCCATCATCTTCAACTTCTATTTCATCATTTTCAGTAATTCTATTAGTCTCAACCTTGGTCTTTTCAATGTCTGCTCTAAGTTTATCACCTTGAAGCTTCTTATTTTCAATATCAAGCTGAATCTTTTCTTCATCAGATAATAAATCACAATGCTTAGTTAAAAACTCTAATGCCTTCATCTTATCTGCTAACTTAAACTTAATACCATCTTTACCCTCTGCTACTTCATTAATTAATGTTGTATCTACTAAAGAGCTTTCTTTTAAATCTAAATAATTGTATTCTTTGATTTTTTGTTCTCCTGTATTTGGATCTATAACTGGTACATCTCCTCCGCCTTTATCTTTGGTCCATACTGCTCTATATTTCTTACCAAACTTAACATAGTCACCTATATCTGCAAAGGCTATATCAATGTACTTTTGTATTACACTTCTTTTAAGTGCTTCTTTGTTAAACTGTATTGCTGTTAATGAATCTATTTGTTCTTTTACTCGAACATTACCTAACAGCCTTGGACCTGCTACCATAGCACTTTCATGAGTACACTTATAAGCTTTTTGGTATGCTTTAGTAGCATTAAAACATTTAGAATATATAACACAAAAGAGCCTTTGTTTGTCCGTTAAGTCCTTATTTTCCATGACTTCTTTGACTCCATCCACAATAGGCTCTTTTATAATTTCTTTATTTGATTTTATTGTTACTTTTTTATTGGTAACGTTACTTTTGCTTTGTACCTTTTTATTTGGTAACGCTCCTTTGGATGTTCCTAATTCATTATCCCATTTATCCTGTGATTTCCACTTTCTAACCTGTGAATCTTTAATATCTAATTGTGATGCTATATCTACTAATTTCATAGTACCTTTTGAATTAATATATAATTCCTTTGCCTTATTTCTTAATGGACTTCTTTCTCTAGCCATATCTCACCATCACCACCTCACTCTGTTCAAATTATCATCTTTCATATGCTGTAAACTGTTACTAAATAAAAATAAGCTAAACATTCAACTACTATACTTAAAATAGCTGATGCAAAGCTTATTAATTTATCGTTATTATTTTTTATTTTCTTGGCACATTCAATTATATTTAATATATGTGTTATTGCTACTCCTGTAACAAGTAGTGTCATTACATACAATCTATTCTCCTCCATTCTTATCTTTTAGAGATTTAGCTATTTCTTTTAATGATTCTGCTATACTGTCTATATTATAAGGTATTAATAGTATAGACACTGTCTCTGCCATGATTACTAAAAATAATATTAAAGCTCCTATTTGTTGCCATGTACTCATTTATTTTATCTTCTCCTTTCACTATTTTTAAAACATTCTTCCCATCCCTTATATTGGTTCAATGTTACCTCTACTTTATTACAGCTTTTATATCTATCACACGCTTCATTTCCTACCTTACATAAACACCTTAATTCTTTTCCTTTCCATTTTATATAACATTTTACGTTCATCTTTCTCACCTCTTTCTGTTTTATTGCATTAAAAAAGAACCCTTTTCAGAGTTCTTTTTTTATTTTTATAAAATTTTAAATTTTTTGTAATTAATCATTATCCATGATTTTCCTTGTTTTAATATTTCACCATTTATTAATACATCTTTATCTTGTTTATGTGCTTCACATGCTATTTTGTAGTCATCATCACTTAATTCAATTTTTATATTCTTACTTTTCCCTTCAATTTCTGTTTGTATAACAATATTTCTTTCTATTGAATTTCCATGTGAATCTTTTCTATTACTTAATCTAATTATTTTTCCCATTATTGTATGTTCTACACTTTTAGTCTCTTTATATTTTTCTGATAATATTTTTACTTTATAAAAATCATTACTTTCTAATATAACCTTTTCTTTTACATCATTCGGTTTAGGTAATAAATCAGACCACTCTACTTTCGATTCAATTTTTATATCATAGTTTTCCATCTGTAAATTTAATAAAGCATCACACATATTGGCATTTAATCCTCTTTTATAGCTATTTTTAAATAATTCTTCAATATTATTTTCTTTAATTTTTAAAATACCATTTTGAATTCTTTTTATTACTTTTCTTTCTTGTGATAATGATACTTCTATTTGTTCATTATCATTAAACTCTAATTGTTCTCCATTATCAATTTCGTTATCTATTTCTATATTAAATATATAACTTCCTACTTGTGTTTGAGCCAACTTATATTTCCATAATTGTTCTTGTGACTTTTTACTATGTCTAAGAAAGAATGGTTGAGGATATTCTTCATTAAAAATAGCTGATAATACCAACTTTTTAAGTCCCTCGATCACATTAGCTCCATATTCCAATGGTATTCTACCATCATTTGATAATTTAGATATAATTCTAAAACTTAAAATGTCTTTATTCTGTTTAATAACTTCATTACTTACAATTTCTTTATTAACTAAAATAAATTCATTGTTTTCTTTTAAAATTTCACTAATTAATTTTTGATTTGTTATTTCTTGCAGTTCTGAAAGTATTTCTATTGTTTCACTTATTTTTCTTCCTACATCCTTAAAATTATTTCTTGCTGGCAAAAATAAAGTATATTCATCATCATCAATTATTTTTTTATAAAGCTTTATTTTTTTATTTATAAAGTTTATATCTTGTTTCCATGAGTTTTTTACTAAATACTTTTCAAGGGCTTCTATAGTAATATTATTAATTTGATCTAAACGTAACATTATACTAATTCCCCCCTTTTTACTTTTCCCATTAATTCTTTCAGTGATTCTTGATTAAATATTTGATTTTTAGGTATTTTAATTAATATTCGTTCTTTATTCTCAGTTTCTTCACACCCAGATAAATAGCACCACCATGCACAATCATTAAAAATTGTCCCACTACTAGTAACTTTTATCCACTCTTCTTTATTCTTAGGAATCTTATATACTATTAATATTCTTGGTGTGCATATATCTATGTCTACTAAATCGTTATAATTTTTTGCTTCTAAATTATATTTAACTATATCCTTATCTATTTCAATATTTATAGAGGCCTTTAATTGAAAATCAAGCTTACATCCATCTGATACAATCCTTTTCTTTGTTCCATATTTTCTTATTTTTATTCCTGAAAATGTACCATCAAATCCATAATCATACTCAGAATGTTCAATATTAAACCCTGCATGATTTGCTATCGCTTTTACATAGGCTGTACTTATTCCCTCTTTTATATGTTCTTCAGTTATATTATTATTTATGTTATCTTCAACTTTTGTCGCGATTCCCCCCACTGTAACCCCTCCTATACACCATAATTATACAAAATCTACTATTTAATAGCAAACAAAAATACCCCATACAACCTACAAGACATCCAAGTATAAACTTAGATATTCGGTTAATACAGAGTATTTTAACTATTGTATAAAAGGGTAATGAGAATTTATGAGAGGTTAAGAGATATCTTCTAAAACAAGGGGTGAGTTCTACTAGATACCTCTTACTTATTATTATAAATGTTATTTTGAATTATTTTTCTCAAAATCTTCTCATTTTCTTATCATTATACTTTATATAATTTTATATTCTATAAATGAGCTACTTATATTTTCTTCATTAGAAGTAACATCTTCAACTATAGAATATTTGTCAATTTGTTGTTTTGCTGAATCATAGTATATTTTAGTAATTATTCGTTCTCTATTTCCTGATAATTCAGTATAATAATATAATGTGATCATTTCGGGACTAAATTGCCATAACATTAATTTATCATCCAATTTAAATAATGGTAACAAAATTGTTTTACTTTTTTCAATATAATCGATACTAGCTTCTATCTCTCCTGATTTATATATTTGATCATGTGCTTGGAACCAGAGACCTCTCATATGTATACCTATATTGTGCATTGGATTATTACCCACATTGCTAACTGCTTTAAATAGATATCTCTTAAAATTTTTTAAATCGCAAATTGTACTATCAAATTCTGAAATATTAACAAATCTAGTATTTTTTCCATTTATTATACTAGTGTTAATTTTAAAATACTCTACCCCATCATTTAATAGACTATTAATATACTTATATTCTTCTGTAATTATCAACATAGAACCTTCTAGTGTTCTTATATATTTATTTAATTCAATATCTGATTCAACAATGAATTCCCGAAAATTTGTTCTTAATCCAAATTTCTGTTTATTCTCTTCAAGTTTAATTAACCTTTCTTGCATTTTTAAATTTTCTTCTTGGATTTGCCTAGTTTGTTTTGTCGTTATAAATAATCCTACTGCTGTTATTATTCCAGTAAAACAAGCTCCTATTATAGTTCCATAAAAAACAAGCATATTATCTTTGGTTACATGTATATAGCCGCCTCTAGTAGAATCTATAATTGCATAAATTAAAAATGGTAATATTAAACCTATAGTGGTAATCCATATTATAAATTTCTTTTCTTCATCTTCTTTCACTTCTAATCACCTCTTTAATAATATTATCAAAACTATAAATCTCAAACAATAGTAAAACACCCGTATTTCTACAGGTGTTCTAAAATTATCTAATTATGCTTTGATATATTTTTGATTTCCAATCATAACCACATCCGGTGTTATCATGCCCCCAAAACTTATTGTAAGTATAGTTGGCTTTAATTTCTTTTGCCTTCCTGTATTTGCTAAGTTCATCCATGATTTAAGATCCTTAAATTTCATTAACTTTTCATAGCGTTCTTGACCAATGTGGGTGGAGTATGGCTTCATACAGTAACGATAAAGATTAGACATTGTACATCCCATTATTTCTGATAATTCTCTTCTTTCATCTCTATTAAGTTCTGAATAGGCATACATTAAATCTTCTCTATTCATAATTATTCCTCGCTCCTTATATTTTTATTTGTTAATAGTATATTAAACTGTAAGCGATATTATTCGTATAGAGTATATATTTTTTATTTATACATCCACATAGAATCAGCAATATTTTCAACTAACTCTTCTCTATGCCTATAACAAGTTGGTAGGGATAAGTTTAACTGCATTGCTATATATGGAATATTTTTATTATCTCCATAGAAATACTCTATAAATCTTTTATCTTCTTCTCTTAAGCTTTCTATGTTAGTATCCATCATCCTTATAAAGCTCTTCATTTCCATTATCTTGGATTCTGTTTTAATCTTTTGTTTAATTTTTTCTACTTTCCTTTTTTCTAGCTTAGTAACTTCTTGATCCATTTGCTTTTCCATATAGCTTGAACCTAAAATACTTGCTTGTACTCTTTCTCCGCATCCTGCGCCTGGTGGCATTGTATCTAAACTTATATAGTTATGAACATTCCTCATTTGATTATCTATAGCTTTAATTTGCTCCTCTAATGTTTCAACTTTTCTGTATTTTTTATTAATTTGTTTTTTATATCTATAGTAACGTTTAAGTTGTTCTTCTGTTTTATCAAACAATTTTTTGTCCATTGGCTAGGCCTCCCTTTATCTAATAATTTTTAACAGAACTTCATTTTCTTTTATAGATAAAACCTTTAATCTAATGCCTGAATAGATATTTATAGCTGTATTCTTATTTATTTGATAAGTTTTTCCTACCTCTAATTTTATATTTTTAAGCGTTTCCACAATAGCCTTATTTCCTATAGTTTTTACATTATTCCATATATTTAAATATTTATATTCCATGTTAATCCTCCTAACTATTTTTTAGTTCTGTTCTTATCCAAGTAAGTTTGGATCTTAATATTTCTATTTCAGATCTTAAATTATTTACTGCATCTAGTGCTACAAAATAAGCTGATTCTGCTATATCTCTATTAAGCCTCAATGTTGCTACTCTTTCATTGCCTTTGGCCATATATATAATTAATGTTGCTGGGTATTTTTCTACTTTAAGTTTTAATATTTCTTGTGCTAGTGCAACTCTGTAATTTTTTTCTGTTTCAGCCTTCTTTAATCCCAAAGTTTTAAGTTCTATGTTTCCTTTAGATAATGCTAAAATACATTGATCTAATTTTCCCATTAATAATTGTGGATTCATTTCGTCCTCCTTCTTTGAATTACTAAGGCATGTACACTTGCAATTAAGCTTGTACCATGCCTTGTAACTCTGTTTTTATTTGCAATTTGGCTTTATATACATGTCATAATAAGTTACTCCAACTGCATAAGCTTGCCATATATCTTTTTTAAATCCATAAAACCAACCTGGTTCTTTTTTAGTGCCCTTACCCTTATTACTTGTATTAGGTGCAAATCTATCTATTAAAGCTTGTATTATATTGCTATCTTTAGCTTTCATACTGTTGCATAAGTTAATCTTTTCATCTTTTCTATAGATATACCTTAAATTTGGTGGTGTACTTAACTGATTAGTAAAATATATGGTTTCCTTAAGCCTTCCTATAAAAACGCAAGTTTCAAATACACTCTGTCCCACAGCCATTCCATATGATGCTATCATTTCAATAGCCACATGATTTATAGATTCTTCTCTATAGAAATTTTCATATTCACCAGAACAAATCTTGTATAATAATTGTTCATTATCTATCTTTTCAGCTATTAATGGTTTAAAGTTGCTTTCTTCTATAAGCACTACTCCACTTTCTATATTTCCTGGATCTATTGCTAATATCATTTTTTTCACCCTCTTACATAGCTATTTGATTATTTACTAATGTTATTTCATCTTTAAGAACAAATGGTACTTCATATTTATCTACTATTTCCTTGGCTATCTCTAATTGACTTCTTTTTATTGCTTTATAACTATTAACCTCAAACTGTCTTTTTATTTCTCTTTGTATATCTCCAAATACTCTAGCTCTTAATGATTTATCATAATAAGCTTTCCTGTTATATCCTCCTAAACATTTAACAGCCTTCTTTTTGACTGCTTTTTGAAGTTCCTCACAGTCTATATTGAATAATGGCATATTGTCTTTTAGATCTTTTACTTCATTTTCTAGCCTTTGTTGCTTTCCATCTATCATAAAAATAGCTTGTAATTCCTTAGATATTTTAGGAAGTTGATATGATCCTGTTTTTCTTACAGAAGGAATAACTTCTGTTGCCAACCACTTTTGAAAATCTTGTGCTACTTTATTATTTGCTTTCATTCCCAACATATAGAATAAACTTTCCGGAATATAATCATCTTTCGCAACATCTTGCGAAAATCCAAATTCCTTAATATAACCGTTGATTGTTCTCCATCTTGGATATATCTTCCCAGCTTTTTCTTCATACCATCCAAATCCTATTGCAGTATCCTCAGCATTAATTGAAATACTTCCATCACCATTTTGAATTGTTCTAACTTTTAACTTTAAATTTTCATTATTAAATATTTGTATATTACTCATTTATTTTTCTCCTTCCTATTATCAATTAATTATCATATGAGAATGTAAAACTAGTATTGTCTCATTTTTACACTCTCATATTTAGTTTTTTACTTTTCTATATAATTGGTTACATTTCTTATAACCATGTCCACACTTCCATCACCATTAGCTACAATTTTAAATTTAGAATTATCTTTATAAGTTTCTTCATCAATGTATAAATCAATTTGTTTATCTACATTTAACCTGATTCTCTTTAGTTTCTTTTCTACATATTTAGGATCTACAAATACCTCATTGTCTATAGCTTTCATTTTTAAATCTGTAACAAAGCCATTTCTTAAATCTTCATTGTCTTTAAATAATTCTGATGATAATTCATCCAACTTTATAACATCATTTTCTTTCAATTTATCTTTTATTGTAGTTCTAACTTTTTCAGCTAATTCAGCATCATTTACTATAGCTCTTCTCACAAAATCTTCACTTGATTTTATAAAATCTTTAGTAATATCTCTTTCATTTGTGATTATTGAAGAATAAAGATAATCTGATAGGAAATAATTAATTCCTAGTTCTGTATCTTCTTTTATCCTCTTTTTCTTGTCTAGTACATAAAGATTAAATAAATCATCTTCTCTAAAAGGTTTTATAAAAGCAGCCTTTTCTATCTTTTGACCACTTCCAGGAAGTCCTGCTGTTTGTTGTACTATTCCTACCCCTATTTTTTCATCTATAAATTGAATTTCATGAGTAAAATTCTTTACATAATCAAGTTTTAAAATCCCTATCATAGGTCCTTGGTCTGTAATTATAGAAACTATTATTAAATCACATGAATTTATGCTTTCATCTATTTGCATAATTGCAAATAATTGTTTTGCTAAGCTTTTAGATAATCTTATAAAATCATCATCTATTCCATTTAAATATCCTTGTACAGTTTCTTTTACTAAATTAGCGCCTTGTTTGAATTTAGCATACTTTAACTCATCATCTTTTAAGCACTTTTCTATATGCTTATATAAGAACTTGTACACTTCCTCAGTTAATTCTAAAGTAAATTCATTTAAAACTGGTTCTGCTGCATTTCTATCCAAAATATGAATTACAGCTTGATTTATATTAATGTCATTTATATATTCCATTATTTTTCCTCCTAAAAGTTAATTAAACTACCAATCTTCTATATTCATTTTTAAGATTCTCCTGACTCAATTGCGCATAAATTTGAGTTGTAGTTGGAGTAGTATGTCCTAATATACCTTGTACTCCTTCAATTCTCATTCCTTGATTTAACAATCTAGTTGCTTGAGTTCTTCTGAATTTGTGAGCATATACTCTTTCCGTTACTCCTGAACGTTCATAAATTTTCTTTATTATATTTTGAAGAGATCTAACACCTATTGTTTTATTTTTGAACTTTTTACTTATAAATAATGAATTATTATTATCACTTCTATCTTTTATATAATTTTCTAATGCTAGTTTAGCTCTTGTACTAAAATAGACAATTCTTTCTTTACTGCCCTTTCCAAGCACTTTTATAGATTTTTCATGCCAGTTAATATCCGGTAGCTTTATATTTTGAATTTCTGAAATTCTACAAGCTGTACTATCTAGCAATTCAAACAGTGCCTTTTCTCTTTCAGTTTTACAGGCTTCTCTTAATTTTTCTAAGTTTTCTGCTTTATATCCTTGACGAACAACTTTAGGAACTTTAGTTTGTTTTAATCTGAAAGCAGGATTTTTTATTATATATTCCTCATTTTGCAACCATCCGAAGAAGTTCTTAAGACATGTTATATATCCATTTACTGTGCTTGGCTGCTTTCCTTTTCCTAAAAGTGCTAAGAACATTCGTAAATCCATTGTGCCTATTGTGCTGCATGGTTTTGTGAAATACATGTTTAACTTAATTAAAAATAGTTTATAATTGTTCAAAGTTTTTGGGCTTAAACCTTCAAGTTTCTTACACGCAAGATATAAAGTTGCTTTTTCTTCTATATCACTTGTAACAAGATCTGTGCATTTAGTTTGAACATCATAGTCATATAGAGTTTCATCAATAACATGTTTTATCTCTAATTGTTTTTTTAAATCTACTTCTAGCATTGGCAACAATAATGTTAATTTACCTATAAGTTTTATTGATACTTCTTCGTTTAGGTTGCTCATTCTTTCTTCCTCCTCTTTTGAAATTGATTATTTATTGAGAATAGATACTTACGACAATAGTTTAGTAAATATCTATTCCCAATAATTTGTTATATTGTTTTATTCATATTTTTCTTTTGAAATTTCTACTGATATAAATTTATCAATATCAAAATATCTTCCTGTTGTAATAAATGGTGGTTTAATTCCTATATAATTAAATCTTCTAAATTCACATAAGCTAATAATGTCATCAATAATATATATACTTGACTTATTTTCTTTAAGATACTTGCTAAAATCATCATAATTAACTAAAATATAATCTTTGTTATATTCATTTTTATTATTAACTTTAGACATGATTACAACATATTCATTGCTATCAAAGTCTACCTTTACTACTTTTCCAATAAAATCAACCATTTCTTCGTTTCCTCTATAACCAAATGTACTTATAACTTCCTTTGATACATTTGAATTTAATTTTCTTCTAAAGTTATTAATGTTACTTTCTATTTTTTTCATTAACTCATTCCCTCTTTCACCTTGTATTAGTATTGCGAAATACTCTTAAATGATTTATAATTAATAAATCGGGTATTTTTATGCCCTTTTTTCATACATTTAAGGTGTAGCTGCACCCCCTAATTATTGTGTAAATCATTTTTCCTAGGTTATTGCCCATGGCTTCTTACTATTTTAGGATTATAAATTATCACCCTAATAACTTATTTTCTTCCATTTCATTTTCAATTTTATTTGAAATATCAAAGTTCTTTCCATCTTTTTTCCCAAGTTTAAAAGCAAATAAGTGTTTATCATAATTTATGCTAGTTTGTATGGTTTCAAAATCATTTGAAAATTCTTCATATTTATCTATTACAACTTGATCCTTTACTAAAACTAACGCCCATTCTTTATTTGATTTAAGTTGTTCTTTAAATCTTTCATCTAATCCTCTTACAAATCCAAGAGCATAATCGTTTTTAATTCCTTTAAAATACTTTCTTCTTCGGTCTTGCTTCAATTTTTTTATTAACTTATCTCCATTTGAATTTATGCATTTAATAGCATACTCTAACATTATGTTACAAATCACCACATCTTCTTCTTTCCCATAAAAACAAATCTCATGAGTTCTTCCTGACCTGTAAAATAAATAACAGCCGAAATTATCTGCTATTATTTGAGATATATTAGATTTCCAATTCGAACCCCTAAATTTTATTCCTGTCCTATTTTCATCTACTTTTATAGAATCTTTCTTATATTGTTCTATATCTTTTATTGATAACTTATATTTTATTAAAAGTCTTTGAGCCATCATCATAGCAGTTTGAGCTTCATTATCATTAGAGCTTTTACTTAATGCCAACAATTTTTGAATTTTTAATATTATATCTTCCATTTATTTTTCACCACCATTCTTACAACATCTTTTATGACAATTAACGTTATTTTATTCAGACTTTTTACACATGGTCCAGGTCCTCATTCAAGTATTGTGTATTAACTGTCGCTTTAACTTTTAATCTATTTAAAGCTATTTCATAGTATTTAAATTCTTTTTCTATGCCTATGAAATTTCTATTTATATTTATTGCAGCTACTGCAGTAGATCCTGAACCAATGCAATTATCTAAAACAGTTTCGCCCTTATTTGTATAAGTTTTAATTAAATATTCTAGTAGTTTTACTGGCTTTTGAGTTGGATGTAAGTGTTCTTTTTGCTTATCCGAACTGAATATTTGAACGCTCCTTGGATATCTTTCTGTATTCCCTCCACCAGATATTTCTTTTGATAATTCTCCATATAATTCACTATTATTTTGAGTTGCTATATATTTTGTATATGTGTTTACCGGTGCATGTCCTACTGTCTTTTGTGGATTATATACTGGTAAGTTCTTATAGAATACTAATATATTTTCATGTGCTTTCATTGGCATTTTCTTAGCATTTAAATGCCCTGTAGCTTGTGTCTTCTCCCAAATCCATTCATATCTAAGCATTTCTAAATTACTTGAACCTAACACTTTATCAAATGGAGTTTGCGCGAATAATACAATTGCTCCATTATCTTTAATTACTCTGCAGTAATGCTCCCACAATTTTTCTAAGTTAATTACTGAATCCCACTTACATCTAGTAGTACCATAAGGTAAATCACATAGAATCATATCTATGCTTTTATCTTTAATATCTGCCATTACCTCCAAACAATCTCCTAAGTAAATATTATTTAATGCTAACATTTCATCACCTCACTTTTGTTCGCCCAATATACATATTGTGAATTATATTTCCTCTATAATTTCCATTTCCTCAAACCCTATAAAAATAATATTGCTTTCATCTTTTCCTACTTCTGTCCACATTCCATCTTCATCACAACTTACAAATAAGCCTTTATACTCATTACCGTTTTTCATTTTTATTTTTACTTCTGACATACAATTTATATATTCTTCACCATCATTAATCATTAATGTATAAACTGGTTCTATTTTTATTGCTTTACTTCTTTTTAAATTCTCATATTCATCTTTATTACTATCAAAATTAGGTATATACTCTCCATTTGAAGCTGCATACTCCTTTTGAGTTTCATTCCAGCAATGTTCACACATCATTGCTGCATCTGCCATAAATGGAGATGGTCTTAAAATTTGATTTTCTTCATCACAATAATTACAAGTTCCAATTTTATAAAAGCTCATTATTCTCCCTCACTTTATTATTTTTAATTTTTTTCTCTGCTTCCTTGCATACAGGTCAACATAATATTTACTCATTTTAAATTCATCACATTTAAATCTAACTATGTTTTGACTTAATGTAGGATCATCCATTCCATAGAAATAACATTCATCACAATTCCAACATGGTTCATCTAAAGTCCTTGCTTCTTCTACAGTTGTATTAGAAACATGAGTTTCACAATTTTTCATACACTTACTACATAAGCATTTATCACATATAGTTGCATCATATGGTGGAGTTATCTTTGGCTTTTCTTGTACTTCATCTTTTGCAAAGAAACTTAATTGCTCCGAATCTGATTTATTCATTCGGTTTTTCACATCGCTCGAAACTTATTACCCAAACATAAGGATTAAGTCTCCATCTATATTCCTTTGTAGTGCTATCCCACAGCTCTTGAAAGTTATCTCTTGCAATTGGTGGAAACTCTTCTGTAATTCCTTCTGCCTTTATTCCATCCTCTGTAATATCTTGTAGCCTTTCAACTCTAACATCTGTTACTTTTAAGAAAATACGTGCTGCTTCAACTGGCATAAATAAACTTGGTTGCCATCTTTCTTGGTCCGCAAATTTATAAAACTTATTAAATCTTTCTTTTTTGAAAGATACACAATCTGCTACTGCTCCATCTGCTTTATATTTAAAAGCTAATGTATTAAGGCCTCTTGAATGTGCTAACCACGTTTCTCTTACATAAAGAATTTCTCCTATATGAAATGGTGCTGCTATTTCAAGTCCTAAGTCATTCATCCATGAATGTTTATAATCCCATTTAAATTCCCCATGAGTTACTTTTGTAGCATCTTTTAACCCTTTAGCAACTCTTCTAGTACAAGTCTTTCTGCCTTCAAGTATTGCTTGGACCATTGCTATGTTAAAAAGTATTGGTTTCATTGCTCTACCTCACTTTCTTTAATAGCCCTATAAACTGCTTCTATCTCATTTTTTCTAACTGTAAATGATTGTAGAGTTTTGTCTTCATCAGACACTTTATATTCTGTTTCCCCTATTCTATTTTTATTTACACTATTTTTTATTTCATGAATTTCGCAAACTGTTCCTAAAACTGATTTCCCACCAAACGGCAAATGGTACTTTACTATATCACCTATTCTAATATTCATCTTCCTACACCCTTTCTGACTATTAATTATCATCACTTTTGCATACTTCTGAAATTCTATCCTTTAAGTTTTCTGCTCTTTTTTGAAGCAAATCAATAATTTTATCTACTACCTTTTCAACATTCTCATTCATTTTTAGATCCTCCAAGAATTTCATTTTTAAATTTTTCTAAATTTTCAATCTCAGTTTTATACTCATCTATCTTTAAATTAACCATACGTAAAACCATAAACTTATTTGAATTTTCATAAGTCAATGAATGATTACCAAAAGATTGATTTATATGTTGCTTTGACACTCCAAACTCTTTTGCTATTTTTTCATAGCTGCATCCTGTAAGCTCTTTTAATTTTGAATATAAATTACTTCTTTTTGCCATTTCACTCATTCCATTCTTTTATATTATTTTGTCAATTTATATTTCTTTTTCTTTGTTTTAAGTCAATTACTTTCTTCGCAATATCTGACTATCACGAATTACTATTTATCTTGTATATATTAAAACGGCATATCTCCATCATCTACAGGAGTTAAATCTTCTTCAAATTTCATATCATCAAACGGATTATTTGATGATGAATCATTATCTTGTCCTTTTGCTTTTCCTAAAAACTTTACTTCTGCTGCAACTACTTCTGTAACATACCTCTTAGTGCCATCTTTAGCTTCATAATTTCTTGTTTGAATTCTACCGCTTATAGCCATCTGACTACCCTTAGTCATGTAATTTGCTGTACTTTCAGCTTGTTTACCCCATACAACTACAGGTACAAAGTCCGCTTCTTTTTGACCAGACTTAGAATTATACTTATCAACTGCTAATGTTAATGTAGTTACTGCTGTTCCAGCTCCAGGAGTAAATCTTAGTTCTGGATCCTTTGTTAATCTTCCGATAAGAACTGCTTTATTCATTTTTGTATTCCTCCAATATTATTAATTTTCCTCCCATACTAGCTCTTACAATATCTTCTCTAGCAAATAGACCTTTATATTGTTTTAATGTTTTTAATAGCCTATCTGTAGACTTAGAATTAATATCTAATATAGCTTGTACTTCTTCTCTACTAAAATAATCTTTATTAAACACAATCTCTAAATAATTTTGAAATTGTAATTTTATTGTTTCATCTAAATCGTGTCCATCTTTACCATGATGTATTGAGTAATGACACTTTTCACAAAGATCTATTAAATTCATTTTGCATTTAATTAATGCTGGCTGCTGACTTCTTTTAATTTTATGATGTTCTGTTACTATTCCATTGATTCCACATACTTCACATGATCCATACTTTGCTATTTAAATCACCTTCTTTTACTAATTTTTTCTTGTATTGCTGCTATAGCAACTCCTGTTTTGGTTAACTCTGCATCATTGTAAATTAATTTGTTCTTATTCATTATTAATAATTGATGCCTAGTAACTAATATTAAATTATCTATATTTAAATTTGTTTTATCTCTATCTGAAAACACTATCGCATAGCCTTTAGGAATTTTGCCATTTTTCTTTTCCCAAATTACTAAATGTTTTAATCTCCATTTGTTGGACTCTGCTATTTTTATTTCAATATATCCATCTTTTGTTATTCTCTCACTTCCTACAGGTTTATGATTAAATGGAATTTGACCTTTTTTAAACCAAGTTTTTTCGCTTCCTTTTGCATATACTCCTTTCATTCCTTTATTGTATGGTATATTCCCTTTAGGCATATGACCTGTAAATCCTGTATTTAATTTGTATCTATTTATTGCACCTTTAATTTGATTTATAGTTAACTTTAAATCAAATTTTTCATTTATCATCTTCTGTATTTCTATATAATGATGTCCTGGAGTTATTTCTTTAAGATATTCTTTTTCTTCATCATTCCAAATATGAAGTACTTTATTTTTACTTCCTGATGGTCTTCCTTTCATGTTTTAATCCTCTAGCATTTTAGGAATAACTACATTGTCTCTTCCTAATGTCTCCACTTGTAATTTTTTTGCTTGTAGTATAACATCTGCATTATTTATAATTTGTGAAGCTATACCTGTTACCGCTTTTGCTCTTATTATCTCTTCTTTAAGTTCCTCTCCTGTTATATCTTCATCATTCAATCTTTCTAATTGAGCAAACAAATGATTATTTAAATCCCCTAATGTATTTCTCATACCCTACCTCCGTTACATATAAGCAAAAGTTGCTTTAATTTCATCTATTTTTTCATTAAATGCTTTTAACTCTTCTTTTTTATAAACTACCAATGCTTCTGCATCTTGAAAATATTCTTTACCTGCTTGTACACCATTTTTAGTTATTTTGTATATTCCAAACTTACCTTCTAAAGTTATTTCTTTAGAGATAACTTTAAATGTATCTTCTATAGCCTTCTTGTTAGTTTCTACAGGCTTTTTTACCTCTTTAGGTGTAATTGCATTACTGACCTTTTCAACTTCTGTATAAGCCTTTTTAAGTATTTTTCCTTTTTCTTTATTGTTTCCAAAGTTAATACATTTTTCCGGATAATCTTCTTCCTTAATAATTAACCAAAGATTTGAAATATCCTTAGCTGGAATATTAAACTTCTTCTTAGCTTTTGTTATAGCGTTTGATTTTAATGTACCTGCTTCCATCTCCTTTCTTAAAAATTGTTTTACTGATTCCTCATTTTTTTCTATTTTATTCATCCAATCCATCCCACTTTCTTTTATAAATTCTTTACTATCAGCCATATAGTCATAAGCTCTTTTTACTATTTCTTGTATATGCTCTATATTCAAGTCTGTAAAATCTCCTATTGCTGCTCCATAACAGCTGTCTAATGTACTACTTATTAGATCATCTAGTTTCTTAACCTCACTTTTAATTGAATAGGTTAATAAAAGTAACTGTTCTTGATTTAATGATTTCTCCCAAATCTCTAATTTCTTATCAAGTGAAAGCATATTATTCATTTTTTCACCTACTTATCCCAAAATACTCTGATAAATCTAATGCACTTCCAACGCCTTTTACAAAGTTTTTTCAAATGAACTCTATTTCCAAGCTCTATATCAACATTATTTTTCTTAAGTAATGTTAAACTACGTATAGTTATTTGAATTACATCAAATGTTTCCTCCAAAATGTGAAGTAAATTTCTTTCTTCTATAGCTTCTATAAGTTCTTTGGATTCTTCTTTGAATTTGTTTTGTATTTTATCCCAAGTATCCCTCTCATTATCTTCACCAGTAACTAAATTATTACCTAACTGCATAAATTTAAGTTTCATATTAAACCTTCTTTCAACTTTAATAATCCTAAAATTCTCTCAACTCTATACATTGGCAAACCTTCTTCATAGTACATTACTGCTATCTCTACAAGTTCTCTTATCCTTTGTTCCCTTAACGCTACTTCATCTTGAAGTCTTGATATTTGAATATCCTTTGCTTTTATAACTTTCTTAAGATAATTATTTTCTATCTTTGGATCCTGACGTAACATTTCCTCTAATTCTTCACTTTCCTTTAAGTGCAGATTATTCCTAGTCCTCTCCATGTTCATTATCGTTATCCTCCCATCCTAATAATTTTTTTTCTAAAGAGTCATAATCATAATCTCTTGCTTCAAAGTTATTGAATCTAAGTGGTTTAGGTTGATTTTTAGAATTAATAGCCTTAGTATTTTTCTTATTATCTCTGCCTTCCGTTTGCCAATTTTGAATTATTCCAACTACATATTTATAATTATTTAGTTTTCCTCTTTCCATAGCTTCTGTAGCTGCATCAATCATATTTTTAGAACCATATATTTCAATATCTGCTGATATTTTTTCCATTAACATAGGAGTAACCATAAATCCACATTTTTCAAAATGTTTAAAAACTTCAACATTAGAGACGACTACTGACGATGTTTTTTCTTTATCTCTAGTCTCTTGTTCTATTTCTATCTCTTGTTCTATTTCTATCTCTATCTTTGGTGGACACTTTTCAGACATTTGTCCACTGCTTGTACTTTCCAGTAAACATACTTCATCATTTTCTTTTTTTAACTGTCTTTGTTGTTGCTTTTTAAAAGCTCCTATAGATTTAGAACCTATCATATTTTCAATTTGAGTAAGATAAATCTCACCTGATTCGAATACTTTAACTAAACCTATTTTCTTAAGAAGTTCCATTGCAACTATAACTGTATCTAAATCCGTTTTTGTAATTTCAGAGAGTTTTTTTGCATCATATGGTATTAATACATTTCCAACTTTTCTTATTAAAATTCCATTATCTCTAAGGGACTTTAAGCAAAGCTTCAAATAAAAATGACTATATGCTATTCCATTGTCCTGTTCCTCTAACCAATCTATTGCTCCTTCTTCAAAGAAATCTTCTTTTAATTGCAACCAATAGAATTTTCTATCCTTTTCATATTTAGCCATTGTCCTGCCCTCCTTAGTTGAATATTCTTTTAATTTTTGGTAATACTATAACTGTAGTTATTGTTAACTACTTAGTTGAATACTTTTATTTTTTTGGTTAGCTCCCTTAATTGGGAGCTTATTTTATCTCTAATCCAGGTTCTCCAATATAAGTTTTTACTTCAGCAAGTTCCTCGATTTCTTCTCTAAATCTATTTGGATCTCCATTTTCTCCACTTATGTGTATTAATGTAATATCTTTAGTTTTTTCTAAATTCCACGTTTGAAGAGTTTCTTTTAAAGTTTCTAAACTCATATGACTTTTAATAGTTCTAGCTCTCCAAGGTGGAAGTTGTTGCAACACATCTTCCGAATAATTGCACTCTATAAACACATGATCTATATCTCTAAACGTATTTTTTAAGTAGTAGGTGTCTGTAGCAAATACTATTTTTCCTATATATTTGTGATATATAAGAAATCCTAAAGGCTCATTAACATCATGCTGAGCATTAAATGGAACTATTAAAAATCCACCTATCTTATAGGATTCAGCATGTTTTAAATAATGAACTCTGTTTTTTATTGCTTCCTCTGATACTTTATATTTAATTCCTTCTGAAGTTCCTTTACTCATATAAATATCTATTCCAGCTTTAATAACATCATCTACACACTTACAATGATCTTTATGTTCATGAGTTATTAATGCACCTACAACCTTACTTAAATCATAGTTAAGAGCTTTCTTGATATTCTTGAAGTTAATTCCAAGCTCCAAGAGAAGAATTTCTTCTCTTGCTTGAATAATATATGAATTTCCTGTTGATCCACTAGCTACAACTTTAATCATTAGAATGGTTCATCTCCCATTTCCATTTGTTTAACTGCACCATTAGTCACAACTTCTTCAGCCTTAACTTCTTCAACTGGAATATCAATTATTTCTTGATTAGCATTTTCTTTTATTTCTTCTTTTACTTCTTGATGTGTACTTTCAACAATATCTTTTTCATCATACTCATATGTTTTATTTACAACTTCAATAAGTGCGTCTGAATCATCACTTGTTTTAGTAAAATGCTTACATGCTCTATTTATGACTGTTTTTTTACACATTTCACCTTTAAAATCTATATGAGCTTTTGAAAAGTTTTTAAAGAAAGGTTTCATTCTCCAAGCATTTTCTATTTGCTTTATAGTCATCATTTCAATGAAATTTTCTCCATTCTCCAAAATTACAATTGCATAAGCACCACGAATTTTATCATCATCTATATTGTCAAATTCCTGTTCATGTTTTAATATTTTCATTCTTCCATTGCCAGGATCTATACTGTATTTAAATTCATCACCTTGATAAATTACATTTGCAACTACATCTAAAACACCTTTTAATCTTTTAGTTGCAGCTATATTTCCTAAATAAGACTTCATTAATTGAAGCTTCCCTCCAAATACTATGAAATAGCATTGATCCTTTGCTGGAGATAAACCTTGTAATACCATGTTGTATAAAGTTTCTATAATTGAATTTTTACTACATACTTCTAATGCTGGTTTATCTGTTTTATCTTTAACATCCTGTAACTTTAGCCATGCTGAATTAATAGCATTAGCTGCTGAATAATTTTTAGGTAACACTATTCCTGTATCTTTTTTTAAAGATTCAATTTTTGCCATTACATTATTTAATGCATTTTCCTTTGTAATAGTTAATCCTGTTTCACTCATTACTTATCTACCTCAACTTTCAATTTCTTATCTAAACTAACAACCAGCTTAATCAATTGACTATCTGTTTTATTTATTTCATTTACTGCTTCCGCATTATCTATAAATACTGGAGCTGAAATATTGTAATGTTCACAAAGTGTATTTATAATGCTAAGTCCTGCATTTATTTGACTAGCTGTATTTGCATTACTGAAGGGAATACCATTTATAAGTGCTTCACATGTTTCTGCTAGACCACCATTCACTTGTTGATTAAATAACTTGAATGTTACGGCACCTTTAAATTTCTTATTAATGCTATCTTCTAAAAGTTCAACTTTAGTTCTTATAAACTCTTCTCCTAAATATTGTTGCCCTTCTAACTCAGCTATTTTTATTTGAAGTTCCTTTTCTTCCTGATTAAGCTCTTCCATTCTCTTCTTAAGTTCAGCATTAGTATCTTTCTTACCTAATGTTTTTGTTATATCTTCTAATTCTTCTTGTAATGTTCTTTTTTCATTCTTAAGTAAACTATTATCTGCTGATTTAAAATCATTAATTTGAGCTTGTAGACCATCAATTTTAATTTGTAATTCATCTTCTCCTTCAACTATTGGTTCGACACAATCTATTTTTTGTTTTTGATCTTCTAATTCTTCTAAGTTTTGATCTAATACAAATTTTCTTCCTTCCAAATCAACAATTTTACTTTTGATTTCTTCTAATTCCTTTTCACTAGATTGAATCTTAGCTTCTAGACTTTTAATATCATTAGCTATTGTTTTACCATCAGCAATAATTTTTGATATAATTTTAGATTTTTGTTCATTAAATTTGATTTCAGCATTATTTTTAATTTCTTCGATTTTATCTAAATTATATTCTCTTCCACAATGTGGACAACTAGATAATGAACTATCAAATTTAAATTCTTTATCATCTTCTATATGATATTTATTAAGTAATTCTTGTTTTTTAAGCTTTCGATTCTCTAAATCTTTTTTCATATCTTCAATATATTTAAGATTTCTTTCTTTATCTCTTTCTGAATCTTGAATTTTATAAGCTAAATCTTGAGCATTATTTCTTACTTGATTTATATTGTTTTGAATATCATCTAAAGGCTTATTTGCACTCTTTAAAGCTTCTCGTTGTTTTTTAGAACGTTCCTCATTAAGTTTATAGAGTTCATCTTGAAGCTTTAATTTTTCTTCATTAGCTTTAGATGCATCTGCTATTTCTTCATCAATAATGTTAATCTTGCTTTGAATATACGACTTTTTAATTTCTAATTCTGAAAAATCTACCTCTACTATTGAGTTATTGCATTCATCTATACGATAAGGTATTGATTTAACTTGTTCTTTAAGTTTTGAAATACTAGCCTTGGTTCTTTTATTGAAGTTATCAATACCATCTGTTAATAGCTTCTTAAGTGGTGATAAAGCTTTGTTATAGTTGATTACATTTTCTTCACTTATGTCTCCTATAATGTCTAAAAGTATTTCTCTTTGTTTGGTCCAATTAAGTGAGCTAAAATATAACGGATTAGTAATCATCTTAAACAAATTTTCATCTACAAGTTCTGATATAGCTGCTTGATATTCTTTTTGTTTTACTGGAATATCATCTATTTCATAATCTGTAGTACAACCTTTAAGTTCTTTTTCAGCACTTCCTCTAGTTTTTTGCCACTTTTCTTTGTAAGTTCTTTTAAATGTTTTTTCTGTTCCATCAACTTCTAAATATCCAGTAACATAATGTTCTAACCCATGGATTACATCATTATTGCCATCTAGCGTTTGGATTTCAAAATCCTTTTTATCGTGACTATCCTTTCCAAACAATAACCAGTTAAATCCATCAAATATAGTGCTTTTGCCTGTTCCGTTTTCTCCTAAAATAGTAGTAACTGTTCCAAATGTAACTGTTAACTCTTTAATCCCCTTGAAATTTTTAAGTTCTAATTTTTTAAGTTTAATCAATTTCATACCCTCCTAATTTTCTTTAAAATATGTTATACTAAACGTGAATTATTTTCTAAGTTACTAAGATTTAAGTTTGGTCGCTTTGCTTAGTAGCTTATTTTTGTATGCTTGAACATTCATCTAAAAATCCTATCACCTCTCTGCTATCATCTTTTAGCTTTAAAAAGGCATCTTTTGCTTCTTCTAAATTTCCATCATTTAAATGTCCTTCTAAATCAGCTAAATCTTGATTAAATGTATAAATTGAAATCATATTATCACCTCTCATTATTAACAATTTAAATCATTCAAAGGATCTATTAAATTTTCAAAATCATTCTTTAATTTATCAAAATCATTTTCAGTATCTTCAACTTCATCTGCATATTCTAAAAATTTATCTTTTGCATCTTCTATTGAATATTCAACATCACCTATCCATCCAAGTAACTCACCTTTAGATGTTCCATCACTAATTCCATTTTTAACATAATTTAGTTCACTAATTATGTTGTCTAATGCATTGTTAACACTTGATTTATTTAACATAATTATTTCACCTCCCTATCGAATTATTTGTAATATAGGAAATCGTTTAATTGTAGTTTTAAATTCATCTTCAGCTAAGAAATAACTTTTTGAAATCTTTACAACTTCAAATTTGTTACTCTTATGCATGAACTCTTCGCCTATTCTTAAGCAAGACACTTGTTACTCTCCCCTTTCTTAGTTCTTTAGCCTTTTGTTTTTCTTTTGCGTCTTTAGCTCTACATTTAGGACAAATATAACCACTTTTAGGTATTTGAGCTTTTACACTAATGTTCCAAAATTCTTTACATTTACAACACTTTGCATCCACAGTAGTCACCTAAACATTTATTAGGTAAACTAGTACTGGAATAACTGCTGCTACAGTAACAGATCCTTCTAAATCTTTCTTAGTACCTGCTAACTTAAATGTTTTTAACATTAAGATTGCAACAACTACTATAGAATAAATATTTAAAAATGCTTTTCCACCCTCCAACATTTTTACCCCCACCTTATTAAATTTTTGTAATACTTTCCATTTACTCGCATAGAATATATTGACAAAGTATTTACTTTTTTAAGCTAATAAAAAATTTTTTAAAGGCATCTCTGCCCTTTTATCATAAGTATTAAAGTTCTAACTCTTTAATATCATTTAAATCTGATAAATCTTTTCCTGTATTATCCCTTATAAATCGTTCTAGCTCTTTTGCTGGTATTTTTATAGTTCCTAATCTAATAGCTTTAAGTAGTCCTGTTCTAACTAAGTTGTATACTGCATTTTTATTTATTTTTAATAATTGTGATGTTTCAGCTACAGTATAAATAATTTCTCTCATGGCTTTTCCTCCATTTAATAGAACTGAAAAAGTATATATTATTCTATTCATTAACTAGTGTTTTTTGTTACTTTTATTTGTTTTGGTTTTACATGTTTTCCTATTCTTTTATAGTTTTAATTTTTAATTACTGGACAAACTAACTTTAATCAGCCAGTCTTACCTATTGGTAAGTTATCATCAAAAAAAATTTGATTTATTTCTGAAATATTTAGTTCAAGTAAATTTGATAGAAGACTTATTTCATCCGGTTTAAATGGGATTTTTCCATTTTCCTTATGATTGTAGGTTTTTTCTGTTAATTCTAATGATTTTGCCACATTTTTTTGAATAAGTCCTTTTTCTACTCTTTTACTTTTTAATAAATTTATATTCACTTTATCACCTCGCTTTCCATTCGGTAATTTAATAATACATTACCATTTGGTAAGTGTCAATAGTTTTTTTATAACTTTGGTAAGTTTTTTATAAGTTTTGTAAAAATATATTATAATAGTGGTAAGTTTAAGAGGAGGTGTTACTATTAAAACTATAGGTCAAAAAATTGAAGAAAGACTACAAGAACTTAATCTTAGCCAAAAAGATTTAGCTGATAGAGTTAATGTTACAGAAGCCACTATATCAAGATATATATCCGGAGTTAGAAATCCCCGTGGGGAAATTCTATCTAGAATTGCTCTTACACTAAGATTAACTACAGATTATTTGCTTGGTAATACATCTATCGAAAAAAATAATGAATCTAACATAAATAAAAAGTATAATGATATTTCAAAAGCTTTTGAAAAAAAGGGGTTATCTTTGGAGGATATTGATTCTATTGAATTTGAAAAAATACTGGATATGTATATGTTAGCTAAAGGTATAAAAAAAGACTAAAGCCAAT